TCGAAGACGCTAGTCGTAGCGTATCCCATCTTAGGCTCCGAACAGGAACTCGTCGGGCAGCTCAGCGACTGCGGCTTCCTTGACGGTAGCCGTCTTGCGAGCATTGCTCTGACGATAGGTTAGATCACGGCGGCGAGCTTGCTCGCTGGCAGCCACAAAGGCCTCGCGATAAGCCTCGACCTTTTCGCCCTTGAATCCAGCGGTCTTAGCCATGATGTGATTCTGAGCGACCTCAGCAACTGTACCGGCGTTATGCACGGCAGTGTCATCCAGATTGGAGACGAGCTGCGTGGGTCCCTCTTCGAGAAGCTTGTCAAAGTCCACAGCTTCGGCTTCCTTGACCATCTCATCAGCAGTGGCCTCAAGCCAATCGCTGGAGTGTCCGCCTAGGCTCACCTGTTCAACAGCCGCGTAGGTCGGGGGAGCGGGAGCTGCGTTCTGTGCATCGACATCCTCTAGGTGGGCGAGGACTTCCCTGATCTCAGCCGTCTCAGCCTCAGCGGCGAGCACGAACTGGTGAAGGACACGAGACTCGGCGACGCTTGCCTCACGAGCAGCCAGGCGACCGGCACCGAGAGCCACCCCGTCAAGCACCGTAAGGCGTTCTGTGAGGCCTTCGCGACTGGTCACGTACCGTTCATCAAGCGTAGCCTGGAAATGATCCTTAGGACTGGCTGCAGTCTTGGCCGCCTCGACGCTGTACTCGATCGCATCATCCCCGGCAGCCGTAGCGAAGCGCCGGATCTGGTTGTTCTCAAAGCGAACTGTGATCTCGTCTCCCCAAAGGCCTGCGACGCGAGAGATGACCTCTCCACGCATACCATTGGGTGTCGTAATGTGAGTAGCCGTCTTGCGAGCCTTATCCCGAGCTGTCTTCTTGCGCTCAGAGCTGAGACCGTCAAGGTACTCGACGGCAGTTTCGGCGACCTTAGCAAAGTCCGTGCCGCTGGCAATGACGTGGCCCTCGAAGACCGCCGAGATGTTGTCGCCCTGGTACTCGTACGTGGGTAGCAATTCTGCCATCAGTTGTTATACCGAGTTCTGGGACCAAAACAAAACTGCTAGATTGGAGCTATGAACGACGAGACTCGTCTGCGGACCGATCTCAGCTCCGAGCCCTTCGCTATCGAGGAAGCTCCGACCTTCCACGACGGTGCCAAATTCACGGTCCATCAGCTCGATCAGATTGCCACGGTGATGATCTACTCAAGCTATGCATCCGAGGGGGAGCAATTTGTACGAGAGACAGGGATCCTGTTGAGCCAGGGGCAATGGCGGCACCGTTATAGGCATGAGCTTCTATGCGAGCAAGGAGGACCCGATCCAGCGTACACGGTAGATCGCTTCGGTCACCCGACGTACGGCATGTTCTGGCGCTCTCATCCCGATGGCCTAAGTACCTGTGACCCCGAAGAGCGTGCCTTACTAGGCAAGGGTTTCTACCGCTAACGGCCACGGGAACGGCTCGATCGATACCTGCCGCCTCGGTTGCCCAAAGCACTCCGCGTCAAATTTGCCCTGTCGTTGCCTTCGGAACCAGCTCGCTGTTGACGGGATGAGTAGTAACCACTGATGCCCGGAGGTCCAGGGCCTCCAACCGGTCCCGGGTCCCCTCCGAAGCCGATACCGTAGCCTCCCTTAGCTCCGAACGATCCCGCCGTGGCCATGCGGTCACGCATGCGGTTGACCATGAGGTTACCGATGAGAGAGTTGACACACTCGGCCACACAGTCTGCCTGATCCTTGGTGCGCACCGGCCCGATGTCCTGCTTGTCCACCTTCGGGAACTTACCACCGGTCGGCATCTGCTGGAGGAACTTCAACTCATTCTGACATGTAGGGTCGTTCCATTGCGATTCGTCACTCGGGGCGTGGACAAGGTTCTGGTAGATAGAGGTCTTGAGCACCTCCCACCGCTTCCAGTTGAGTTCGTTGGTAGCGACCTTCTCATACACCTGGCACGAGATATTGCGCTGGTTGAGTCTCTCCTGGAGATCCTGGATCGGCTGTGCCGATTGGTGCTGGTCGAAGGTGATCTCGAAGGGACGGAAGATGTCTGCCAATGTCACAAGCTCCCGAAGGATCGGCTCCCACCGGATCACTCCGCCAAAGCCCTTAGGGTCCCAGCGCTTGATGATGTCAAAGACCACGTGCTCCTCCTCGTCTCCCGTGTTGGGGTTGACGAAGTACTCGATGTGCGCCACAGCGAATCCAAATCCAGCCGTGGTGCTCGAAGGGTCGAGATGGAACTTGTATCGGAAGGTGTTGAGAGCGCCCTGACCGAGGTTAGTGTAGAACGGAGTGAAGAGCCGCTTGTACGAACCGTCGAGCTGCAGCTCGCTGCCTGCTGGGAGGCCAGCGTACATCTGGTCCACCATAGCCGGATTGAGGTAAGCATCAATGACCTCAGCGAACTTGCCTCTGCGCTCCACCTTGTAGGCCTCGGGATTCTTCTCCTCCTCGATGCGCTCGCCAACGATGTTCTGCTTGTCCTCTTCAGAGAAGAGCGGATCTCCGTCAGCGTCCAGCTCCTCCGGGTCCCAGTCGGGGGACACGGTGATCATCTTGCCGAACTCCAGTCCTCGGGTGCGCTGCTTGTAGCGAGACTTGTACTTGCGATAACCCTGAAAGAGAGCCCACGAGGGGAACTCAAAGGTGAACATACGAGGGTCACCGGGCTCCTCGCCTGGCTTGGTCTTCAGCGACCGCATACCGGTCTCGTAGACCTCATAGAACTTGCCGACCTTCGTATATGGCGATGAGTTGAGGAACATCATGCCGTCGATGCCAAACTGAGCAAGAGACGGAGCTGCAGCCGTGTACACCTGCTCAGCCGAAGCCTTGGACTCGCCGGGGATCATCCAGGCCATCTCGTCCAGGGTGATGACCATGGTGGCAGATCCTCGGAGGGTACCGGCGTTAGCAGCGAGAGCCTTGCCTCGGAGCTTGGCTATGTCTCTCAATATCTTATTGCCACGGGCCTTTGCCGCAGAGATTTTCCTAAGGTCCGAGGAAGTCGCAACTCTGAACTCAGTTTCGAGTGACTTCTGTAGATAGGGCTCGAATGCTTTGCATGTCTCCACGGTAGATACGAGGTCGCCAAACTGGAACTCCTTCGCCTGGGCCTCCGAAGCGGCCACGCACGAGAAATAGATCTCCTTACCAGGATCGATGCCGTAGACGTCATGTGGGTCACCTAGCTGCAGGCAGTCCCACATGATCTTGGCCATGGCCACGCCCGTCACGAACCCCTTGGAGGAGCGTCGTCCTCCCACGAGCTGCACCTCGCGAAAGTGGTTGTACTTACGCTCGCGCAGATAGTCCCGGCGCTCACGAATATCAGGGCTGATGACAATCTCGCCAGGTGAATCAATCCAGCTCTGGAGAACGTCCTCCTCCGGACCTGTCATCTCCTCTAGAAAGATGAGCTTGAGCAACGTCGTCTGCCCTGGGTACAGGGGTTTATTGCAGTAGGCCGAACTCTCAGCGAACTCCTCGACTCCGGTCGTTTTTGGTACCAGACCAGACTCGACTATGTCGAGCAGGTTGGCGCTCATCAGGGCCTACGAATGCTCGTACTTAGAACGCTCATAGAATGGGCCGCGTCAGGTTGCACAAGATCGCGCCACATACGCAATGAATACAATCGTTGAATGGTACGTAGTGGAAAAAGCCGCAGTCACACGTCATCGGCGGATTGTCCTCGTAAGGCTCGCCATCGCTGGTGTAATGCGTGACTAGAGGTGTGGTATCCATATCGCTCATTGCAGTTTGTCCGCTCCGAGGAAGGGCTGCTTGAGATCCTTAGCTTTCTTGACCTCGTAGCCCTTCTTCTCATGATCGAGCCCGTACTGAGCGCTTGAGTGGCTCCCAATAGCGCCTTCAAATACGATTGTGGGGTAGCCAGTGCCTTCGAGCACAGGCATGACGTCCACGGTCACGAGGAGGTCCATCTTCTCCATGAAGGTGGTCTTGACCTCGTCCTCGAAGTTGTCCACGTCCTTCATGATGTCCTCTAGGTCTTTGTACGTGGTGACGTTAGACGGATCGATCTTGGCACGGAAGATACCCTGCCACTTGGAGATGATCGGGAGTACGATCTTCATCGCTCGCTGGATCTCATCATCAGTGAGATCCAGGGTCAGCGTGTCGCTGAATTGCTTGAGGCTCCCAACGACTCCATCGTCGGTGGGCATCGTGGGTGATGTGATGTTGGGGGTGACGGACACTACTCATTACCCCTCGACCTGTATGACTAAAAAGGGCCTTCCCGAAGGAAGGCCCTTTGACTACTTGGTAGCTGGCGGGAAGCCAGCCTTGATATCCGGAGGGAACCCCACGCTTACGAGGTCATCATTAGGGTCGCACCGCTGAGCGTTGCCGAAGAGGCACCGACAGCCGTGCTGGAGGAAGCCAGGATGAGGTAGCCGCCGTTAGGACCGAAGCCCTGAGCGCCGACACCGGACGTGGTGTGCACTAGCGACAGAGTACCACCGGTTGCCGTGTTGTTCAGGAGAGTGACGTTCTGAAGCGGACCCTCAAGTCCACCCGCAGCGGTCACGACGAGGTTGACCGCGCCCGTGGACAGGCCAGCACCCGTGGCGGATAGACCAGCGACAGCACTCGGAGCATATGCGGACAGAGCGGCATTGTTTGGTCCACCCGTAGCAGCCAGCATCGCTGTGGCGAGCTGTGCGCCCGTCGTGGTGTTAGCGAGCGCTGCGGTCGTGAACCAGAAACCGTTGTAGGTGAAGCCGACCTTGAACGTACCGCCCGTGATAGCAGCGGACGAGGAGACCGTGACGACATCATACGTCGGAGCCACAGTGTCCATCGGTCCGGGGAGCAATGACACGACGCCAGCGTTGTTGACGATGACGAGGTCGTTGCGCGTTCCGAAGAGCGGAGCGCCCGGTGTGGTGACCGTGGTGGCCGGGACAGCGATCTGTGCGCCAGAATAACGACTCTGGATGACACCAGCGGCGACGTTGAGCGTGAAGCCCGAACCGTTGGTGACGGCGAAGCCGGTACCAAAGAGGTCAGAGTAGACGGTGTTCGAGGTCGAGCCGACATCGATCAAAGCTCCCATGGCCTGGTGGCGCTGGTAATCACGACGGGTGTAAGGGTTGCCTAGGTCCACATACTGCGGGCCGATCAAGGCACCTGTCTGCGGGTTGATAGCGATGTCGCCCGAGTTCAGCTCGGGGACGTTCTGGTTACCCGGGCCACGTCCTAGACGGACGGACTGCGAGCGAGAGATTGAAAAGGCGGGAAGAAATGGGGGCATCGGTTGACTCCTCCTCGGAGTTTGAACACGCTAGGCAGGGCGCATCTTCACCTAGCTGGGATACTCGTTACCCGATGGCACTTGAGTCTTTTGCTGCCTATCGAACTCGCATCATCAAACAGAATCCGATGAATGGCGGAGCAATAGCGATCGAACCCAATTGCGTATCGGTCACCGCTGTCGCAAGATTTGATCCGAAGCCGGTCGCTCCCGTGCCACCACCATGACTGTGAACACCCGAGCTATCCATGCCAACGCCGACGTCACCCAGGAACTCACCTGCTGGGCCACTACCTCCTCCGCCTCCGCCGGTTCCACCCACTGCGATGTCATACCCCTTGAGGTACATGCTGTTGTAGGTGTTCTGACGTTGGGTGCCGCCAAAGTCCTGGATT